GATGTTGTTGGAACTAAGATAACTAAAACTCAAGTTTCTGTTGGTGGTCAAGGATATACTTATGGAATGGTTGATTTATCTAATATTTCGCAAACTGCTTTAGCCAATAATACTCCTGCAAAATTAATTCCTATCATTCCACCTTCAAAAGGACATGGTTATGATTTATATAAAGAATTGGGTGCAGATAGAGTTTTAATTTATGCAAGATTTGATGATTCAACTAAAGATTTTCCAATAGATTCTAAGTTTGCCCAAATTGGTATAGTTAAGAATCCTACTTCAATTGGATCAACATCAATATATACTCAAAATCAATTTTCTTCAGTATCATCATTATATTTAAATTCATACAGTGCTATTCCTGATGTGGGTGATATAATTGAGCAAGATATTAAATCTGGAGGTGTAACAATTGGTAAAGCAAGAGGGTATGTCGTCTCCTTTGATGTTATTTCAGACAACGATCCGAAAATTGCTGTTTTAAAATATTATCAAGATAGATCTTTATATTTTAATCAATCAACTGGTGATCAAACTGATAGGGGATCTATTAGTGAACTTGGAGATTCTACTGGAAAAATTTACAATTTCCAATCTACTACTGATGATATTAAAATATCTGGATCTTCAAAAACTTATAAGATAGATACTAATTTCTCTGGTATCACTACTAATCCAACTAACAATAAAGTTATTGAACTAGGTGTTGAGTTTGAAAAAGGAATTGCATCATCAGAGATAAATAATCAGTCGGGTGATATTATCTACTTGGATAATAGAGCATTAATCAGTAGAGATGCAAGACAAAAAGAAGACATTAAAGTAATCCTGGAATTCTAAAAAATGCCACAGAAAACAAATTTAAATATAAACCCATATTATGATGATTTTAATGAAGATAATAATTTTCATAGGGTTTTATTCAGACCAGGTAGACCTGTTCAAGCAAGAGAATTAACGACTTTACAGTCAATATTACAAAATCAGATTGACACCTTTGGGAGTCATATCTTTAAAGAGGGATCTATGGTTATCCCTGGTAATGCTCAATATGATAATGAATATTTTTCAGTAAAATTAGATTCTGAACATATTGGACTTCCTGTATCATTGTATATTGACCAATTAAAAGGAAAAAAATTAAAAGGAGCGAATTCTGGTGTTGAGATAGAAGTTATTGATTATAAATTACCTTCCGATTCTGTAGATATAACTGATGTAACATTATTCATTAAATATCTTAGTTCAAATAATGATAATATAGAATCTACTTTAACTGATGGAGAATCTTTATTAGCTCAAAGTAGTATAACTTATGGTAATACAACAATTGATATTGGAGAAAGTGTAGCCAATTTAATATCATCAGATGCTACTTTTACTGGTAGTGCAGTTCATATTGCTGATGGAGTTTATTTTATTAGAGGTAATTTTGTAAATGTTTCTGCTGATACTTTAATTTTAGATCCATATTCAAATGATCCATCATATAGAGTTGGTTTAAATATTTTAGAATCAATTATTACTGCAAAGGAAGATGATTCTTTGTATGATAATGCTAGAGGATTTTCTAATTATGCGGCACCAGGAGCAGATAGATTAAAAATTACTGCAACATTAGCAAAAAAATCTTTAACAGATTTTAATGATGGAAGTTTTGTTGAAATAATTAAATTAAGAGATGGTGATCTTAAAAAAATACAAGATACTAGTGTTTATGCTGAAATTGCAAAGGAATTTGCTAGAAGAACTTATGAAGAATCTGGTAATTATTCTCTTGGTAACTTCAATGTTAATGTATCAGAATCTTTAAACGATAATATTTCAAATGAAGGTATTTTCCAATCCTATGAAATTACTGAAGAAGGAAATACACCATCAGATGATTTAGCATGTGTAGAAATTGAGTCTGGTAAAGCATATATTAAAGGATATAGAGTTAATAGAGCAGGAACTACAATTTTAGATGTAGATAAACCAAGGGATGTAGAAACTGTAGATAAGGCAAAGGTTAGATTTGAAATGGGAACTCTAATTAGAGTTAACAATGTTGCAGGAACTCCTTTAGTAAAAATTGGAAATACAACTAATAATATTGTTAAATTATATGATAAAAGAAAAGAAAAAGGTGCAAATTCAGGTAGTGAATATAGACCAGCTACTTCATCATCATCAGAAATAACAGCTGCACTTGGTAATGAAATTGGAGAAGCAAGGGTATATTCTTTTGGGTTAAGAAATACTCCTTATACTATTCCAGCAGGGGAAACTGAGGGTAGTGCTACTGAATGGGATTTAAGAGTATTTGATGTACAAACATATACTAAATTAACATTAAATATTGCATTAAGTTCTTCACAAAGTCCTGTTAGTACATTTATTAGGGGTGTACAGAGTGGTGCAAGTGGATATGTTGTCTCAGTAAATAGTGCTACAGTTACTTTATCTCAAACATCAGGAAGTTTTGTTGTTGGAGAAAAAATATTAGTAAATGAAACTGATGAATATTCTAGATTAATAGAAAGTATAACTGTTTATGATACTAGTGATATAAAATCAGTATTTCAGGATAGCACTTCTCTTGGATTAAAATTTGATTTTACTGCGGATACTGTATTAAAAGAATCTTCAATTCCATTAGATGGTACTATTATAGTAACTCCTGATGGTACTAATATGGCAGGAACGATTGAATCTCAAGGTAATACTTTTGATAAAATTAAAAAGGGATCAATTGTTAAATATCAAGCTGGTCTTAGTATTCCATCATATTTTAGAAATGCTACAAATTTCAATAGGGTTGATTCAATTTCTCCAGATTTAAAAACATTAAATGTTGTTGGTATTAGTAGTATTGTAGGAGTATGTACTGGATATGTTGGTGTAGCTACAGGTAGTGGTATAAGTCTTTTAGTTCCAGAAATTATTGATAACAATACATCAGGACTTTATAGTCCTATTGGTGATTTTAATATTTCAAATGTAGATTTATCAAATTCTGAATTAGCAGTTGCTACTCAAATTACAGGAGAATCTACCGATAATACTGGAAAGTTAACAGCAACTATATCAAATATTTCTGGTATAACAAGTGCATTTTTTGCTAACTTTGATACTGAAAAATATTCAGTGTTTTATGAGGATGGGTCTATAGAACCAATAACCAGTGATCAAGTTACATTTTCAAATGGATTTACTCAAATAAACATTGAAGGATTAAAAACTAATAAAACTAATAAATATGATGTTAATGTTACTGTTGAAAAGCAAGTTATTAAAGAAAAAATAAAAGAATTTAATAGAAGTAATCAACTTATAGTTGATAAAACTAATTCTGGTATATCAACTTCTATTAGTGGTTTAACTGAAAATAAATTTTATGGTTTGAGAGTAGAAGATAAAGAAATATCTTTAAATGTACCTGATGTTTATAAAGTTCTTGGTATTTTAGAGTCTAAAAATACTTCAAATCCAACTTTAGATAAATTAACATTTGTATCTGGATTATCATTAGATACAAATTCTGTTATAGGTGAAAAGATTATAGGAAATGAAAGTAATGCAATTGCTCAAATTGTAAATAGAGTATCTTCAACAGAAATAGAAATTATATTTTTAAATAGTAATATTTTTACTGTAGGTGAGTTAGTAACTTTTGAGGAATCTAATATTACTACTTCTTTACAAGCATTAACTTTAGGTAATAATTTAAATATTACAAATAATTATTCTTTAGATAGTGGTAATAGAGAGCAATATTGTGATTATTCTAGATTAGTTAGGATAGGAAATAGTCCTGCACCATCTAAAAAATTATTAATAATTTATGATTCGTATAAAGTACCAACTAATGATACTGGAGATATTTTTACTGTAAATTCATATAGTAAAGATAGATATTCTAATGATATTCCAATATTAGCAAATGGATTAAGAGCATCAGATACTATTGACTTTAGACCTAGAGTTCCTGAATTTACTGATACTGATAAATCACCATTTGCATTTACAAGTAGAAATTTTGTAAGTGGAAATGGAACTACTTCAACTTTAGTTGTATCAACGGAAGAATCTTCTGAAATTGGTTATAGTTATTATTTACCAAGGATCGACAAAGTAATTCTTACTACAGGGAAAGATTTTGAAGGTAAATATTCTTTAATAAAAGGTGTTTCTTCATTAAATCCTAAGGAACCAGTATTGATTGATGATGCAATGCATCTTGCAACAATTCATCTTCCTGCATATTTGTATGACGTTAAAGATGCAAAAATAACTCTTGTCGATAATAAGAGATATACGATGAGAGATATTGGAAAATTAGATGATAGAATTTCCAATTTAGAAACAGTAACAAGTCTATCTTTACTTGAATTAGATACAAAAACTTTACAAATTAGAGATATTAATGGTGATAGATTTAAATCTGGTTTCTTTGTAGATGATTTTAAAGATGCTTCAAGAATGGATGTAGATAATCCAGATCATAAAGTTGATGTTGATCCTTCAGTGCAAGAAATGCTTGTTCCTTTGGATAAATACGCTTTCCATCCAGAATTGGGTATTGCAGAATCATATGATGTTTTAACTGCTGATTTTTCTCAAAATTTAGATTTATTAGATTCAAATGTACAAAAAACAGGTACGTTAGTAACTTTAAAATATAGTGAAGTTGAATCTGATATTAAGAATGTTTATGCAAGTCATATGGAGAATGTAAATCCATTTACAGTTGTCGTGTATACTTGTGCTGTTCAATTATCTCCAGAATCTGATAATTGGACTAGAACTGTAATAGATCCTGTAACTAAAACTAGAACTATAGAGGGTGATGTTGATAGAACATTTATTGAGACTGAAATAACTGGAACCAAACAAGATCCTCATATAAGGTCTAGAAACGTTACTTTCAATGCTGTTGGTTTAAAACCAAAAACAAGATATTATCCATTTTTTGATGGAAGAAGTGGTATTGATGTAATTCCAAAACTAATAAAAATAAAAATGGTTTCTGGATCATTTGATATTGGTGAAACTATAGAAGGTTTTGGTTTTAATAGTCCTACTGTTCCTAATATTAAATTTAGATCTGCACAACCAAATCACAAAACAGGTGCATATAATTCACCGATAACAACATATAAAACTAATCCATATGATGAAACTGTTGATATATCAGCATCATATACTGAATCCTCTACAATATTAAATGTAGATCTTGCAGCATTATCTGAACAAGCTCTAGGAACTTATTATGGAAGAGTTTCTACTG